GGTTGGGTTGGGGTATTAGCTAGTATGTTGTTCCAAAGTTCAATTCCCATAAAAAATATTCGTAGCGTTGACATCGATCCAACATGCGAATCTATTGCTACTATGATGAACAAGCAAGAAGAGATGGTTGGTAGATTTCGTGCGGTAACCGCAGACATGTGCGAGATACGTAGCGATGCTGATGTTATTATTAATACCAGTTGCGAACATATTACACAAGACGAATTTGACTTGTGGAAAACCGGAGTGCCATACGGTAGTTTATTAGTATTGCAAAGTAATAATTATGACATTCCAGAACATGTACGTACTGCAAGCTCGTTAGAGGAGTTTAAACAACAGTGCGACATTAATGTGATATGGGCAGGAGAATTAGAATTGCCCTTATACACAAGGTTTATGGTTATAGGTCGTAATGTTTAATTTTAATCAACTACAAGATATACATTTTGAAATAACTAATCGCTGCCAAGCAAGTTGCCCGATGTGTAGTCGTAACTATCACGGCGGCCTAGAGAACCCGCTAATAGAAAATCGTGATTGGACTGTAGAAGATTTTAAAACTATAGCGTCTGATAAAGTATTGAATCAATTAAACGGATTTTATTTCTGCGGCAACTTCGGCGATCCTATTATCAACGATGATTTGATTGAGATGATTGAACATGCAGTAAGTGTAAATCCAAAATTAAATATACGTGTACACACAAACGGTAGTGCAAGAAAAACACAGTGGTGGGAACGGTTAGCTAGTGCCCTGCCCGAAAGACATAATGTAGTGTTTGCAATTGATGGATTAGCAGATACCCACCAGTTATATCGTATAGGTACGCAGTATAATACTATTATACGAAACGCAACAGCATTTATAAATGCTGGCGGCCATGCAGAATGGTGCTTTATAAAATTCAAACACAACGAACATCAAGTAGAAGAAGCACAACATAGAGCTACTAAATTAGGGTTTTCTAGATTCACAGAGAAAAATAGTTCAAGATTTATAGGTGAGCCAAAGTTTCCCGTTTACAACAAAGACGGTGATACAATTTATCATTTGGAGCCTCCGTCGACGTCAGAACTCCCATACATTTCTAACAAGCTAGTAAAGAATTACAAGGAAATACTAAAAGATATCGAAATAGAATGTTATGTGCAGCAAACAAAAGAAATATATATTGATGCGTACAGGAAAGTTTTTCCTTGTTGTTTTTTAGCAAGTGCGCCTTATAACTATGTTAAATTAAATGATATAATTGCGCCAGTGCGTAAAGACATGTTAGATCAATACAATAGTCTAGTTGACGATCTTGGCAATACAAATGCATTAGAAAAAACATTAGAAGAAATAATCGATTCGCCTGCTTGGCAAACTGTTTGGAAACAGTACTGGAAAGAAAATAAATTAATCACCTGTGCAAAGACTTGCGGTAAGTTAAAAGAAATACCTAGGCCTAAAGATCAGTTTATTAACATAATAGGATTAAAGAATGAATAAAGATTGGTACAACCCACCTGATAGCCAATTAGGAAAATATCAACGAGAGTTAGAACAAGTTGCAGGATCTTCGACATTCTGTGTGCTACCGTGGATACATTTTGCAACTAGACCCAACGGTGACATGCGATTGTGCTGTAGTGCTAACGCTAGCGGTGCTGGTGATGACCATGAAGTTGGCCTAGTAAAAATGGAAAATGGAAGTCCAGCAAACTTTGGTAAACATACTCCGATGGAAGCATGGAATAACGACTATATGAAAAGTGTGCGTACAACTATGCTTAAAGGAGAAATACCTGCAAGTTGCCGCAAATGCTATAAAGAAGAAAGTGTTGGAGTTGTTAGTAAACGCATTTGGGAAACGCTAACCTGGCACAATGACGATGTTGATATTCCAGAACTTATCCGACAAACTAAAGAAGACGGAACAGTACCAGAAACATTAGTATACTTAGATCTACGATTAGGTCACACTTGTAATATTAAGTGCGTGATGTGTAGCCCGCACGATTCAAGTAGATGGGTTGCAGATCATAAAAAGTTAATTCCGATACTACAAGATCCTGAAGTCAAAAGACAAATGCAATGGGACCAAAAAGAGTTTAATAATAAGTGGCATGAGAAAGATACGTTCTGGGAAGAAATGTATAGACAAATCCCTAACCTAAAGCAAGTTTACTTTGCAGGCGGCGAACCGTTAATGATCAAAGAACATAAGAAATTTATTGAAGAAATTATCCGACAAGGATATCAAGATAAGATTTTACTAAGATACAACTCGAACGGATTACTAGTAGATGAAGATCTACTTGAGTTATGGAGTAAATTTAAAAAAGTTAAGTTTGCAGTTAGCATGGATGCAAGTCATGGCCGTGATGAATATATAAGATACCCTACAGATTTTAAAACGGTAGAGCGTACATTACGTCTATTGGACAATACTCCTGATAACATTCAAACTAGTCTTGCAACAGCAATACAAGTATTCAATGTAAAACATCTGCCGGACTTTATGAAATGGAAACTAGAAAGCGGATTTAAAAAACTAAACAGCGGCAATGTCCCAGGCAATGTACAAATGGGAGGAGGACTAGTGAACATGCACTTGTTATACATTCCAACATTCCTAAGCATACAGATATTGCCTAAAGAAGATAAGCAGGAAGTTGAAGAACGATTTATGGACTTCAAAGACTGGTTGTGGAAAAACTACAGACAGGATAACGACTACTGGAAAGTTAATCCGTATGGTTGGAAACGTTGGGAAGCAGTTCTTAAACATATGAATGCTGCCGACAACAGTCATTTGCTGCCCGGATTTAAAGAATATGTAAACAAACTAGATGCTATCCGTGGGTTAAATGCCGCAACAGTATTTCCAGAACTAGCACACTTATTATAATCTGCTTATAGGCGGATGATTAAATTCTTCTGGCATTATATTTTTTGTTACAATAGATTGAACAACCTGTTCCCAACATGCTGTAAACTTTCTAGCATGTTGGCTTAGTGTATTATCTGGATATATAGCATCTATATATTGTAAGTGTTCTAACGGAGTACAATGTGCATCACCAAAATTTGCGGTGGCTCTTTTATACGCATGTCCGTCTCTAATTACATCTATTATTGAGTATTCAATTTTACCGTATACTTCTCTATATAGATTTAATACATCTACATCACATGCATATACCTCTGTAATTTCTCTATTGTCGCATAGATCTCTGTTCAGCTGAACATATCTTGCAACGAAATAATCTAAATCTCTTTCGTAAGTATAAGCATCTCTGAGAATAGCCTCTTCGTCGATATTACAAATAGAGTACATGCTAAAGTTAGCCCAGTCTACATTTTTAGAATTTAAAAATTCCTGAGTAGCTTTTATATAAGCCATGTCTCTAATTAAATTCCCGCGGCGATCTTGTCCAAATTTCTTAACCCATGCTTTGCCGTATGTTTTTTCTTTAGTTTGTGGTGGATCACAAATCCAATCAAAGTTGATATACCTATCTTCTCTATCAGGGCCTGACCACATTACTAATATTATATCATCAGCAGTAAACTTATTTTTAGCATCACATTCCATAATAGAATTAAAAATGAAATGATTGCCTGCGCCGGGTTTACCCCAGTTTTCGTAATACGGCACATCTTGTCCGATAATATCAGCCCATGTCGGCCAATGGTATCTAGTATAGCTACATCCAAATACAAACATTCTTTTGTATTTTTCTATTACTAGATTATTAATTTTCATAATTTGTTTTTGTTAGAGGTATATCAGCAGCACATGTACAGGAGTTTCGAGTGCATACTACCTGCTCACAGGGAACAATAAAACTTCCATTGTATATGTTACCTAAACTACCACCTACTCTACAAGTAGCACGATGAACATCACCGTCCCAGTTAATCATTAAGCTCTCAAGACCAGCATTGCATGACCAGCCCTTAAAGTTGTTCTTATGCAATTTAATAACATCGTTTGCATGAATAACTTCGCCATCATCTATTCTACAGTTAGGTTTGGCAGTTGCGTCTTGTGCAATAATCCATTCTAAATCCTTGCCGGCGTAGCGCATATCGTCGAACACATTGTGATCACCTTCGGTCCATCGTATTCTACGCACAGCAAACTTAATACCCTTCTCGCGGAACTGGTTAACTACCTTACGAACATCTTCCATATGTTCGTGGTGTGCCATTACATTGACAAAGAAATCTGTTTGAGTCTCATCATAAAACTGGTTAATTGTTCTAACTACACGTTGCCAATCATATTCGAAGTGTAAACTAAAAACTAAGTGATTAAAATACATTTCGTTATTTAAATACCAACGTGCTGGTCGTGTTCCGTTAGTTGTTAAGTTAACCCAGAAAATATTCTTACGTCTAAAGTAGTCAAGCAGGTCTTCTATGCCAGGGTGTACACACGGCTCACCGCCTGTTAAACTAATACGTAAGGGTTTACCTATTTCAGACAATTTGTCCACAGTTGCTTCTAATACCGTAATGTCAGTGTGTGGACTAAAGTTATCGTGTATACTGCTAGGGCAATATGTACAGTCGTAGTTACAACGTTTTCCTAGATTCCATTCAACCTTGAGTTGGTCTTGATGTGGCCAGCTGCTGGTTATTTTATACATAATTTTTAAATTCCGGCACAACACTTAATAAATTTTGATTACGAGTAGAGTCTAATGCAAAATTAAAATCTAAAAAGTCTCGCCACAAATTGTTCTGATCCTTTGATTGCAAGTAGTTAATATTGTCTTGTATTTGTTGATGAGTAACTTTAGCAAGTAATGAGTTATTCTTAATAGCTTCCCAAGTATCAACTTGTAACCTAACTGCTTCTAAACGTGCAATTGCTATATTTTTTAACTCTTGTGGTAGTACCTGTGCTGACAAACAGTTAGGATAGCTAACACGATGACTATAAAATACTATACCTAGTTTGTTGATAAAATAATCAATGCATTCGGCAGCTTGCAATATGTTGCCAGCTTGAGCAGTAAATGCACCTACTACGCGACTCACATTAGGAATTTTTTGTATTTCTCTAATGTTAGCTTCCACTTGACGGAAATCTCCGTTACCGCGAATGTAATCGTAAACATCATGGATGCCGTCAATGCTTACATTAACAGCAACGGATCTAAAATGCGGCCAATAGTTATGTATAGTTCTTCCTTTGCTTATTCCCAGCGTGGTACCATTAGTGGCATATTTAATCTCAATGTTCTTACCGTAGGGCTTTAACATATCAAGTATTTTGTAATGTCCGGGATCCATTAATGGTTCACCGCCTGCAAATTCTACTCTTCGAAAATGAGGAAGTAATTTTTCAAAACTTTCCCACCACTTGGCAGTATCATCAAATGGTCCAATATATTGACCTGGCTTGTTAACTAATCTCTCAACTGTTGGAACAAGATAGTTATTTTCTTTTTTATAAAACGGTACAACTTTATCCCAGTCTTTCCAGTTTGTGCTATCCAATGGATTGCACATACGACATTTTAAATTGCACAAGTTATTAAGTTTAATTTCCATTGTGGGAAATTCAAAGGGCATTGTGTAGTTGTCAGTTAAGGTGTCAAGAGCATTTGGATACAAATTAATCCGAGCTTCTGGAATAACGCCGTTGATATGCCGTTGTCGTAAACTTTCTACTCCTTGGTCTTCTAGATCAAAACAAGGTTTACAAACTGCTGGACGCTCGTTATTTAATACTTGCCTACGTACCTCGAGCATAGCATCACCATTCCAAACTTCTTCTAAACTTTCTTTCTGTATCCACCCAACAGGTTGGCTGCGGCAGCATACTTTAATTGCACCGTCTTCTCTAGTAGCAAGCCCTGTAAAAGGGTGCATACAAAATGTACAACTATTTGTTT